CAAGATTGGCAGCCATGCGCATTTTGTCCGCATACGCTGTGGCATTTTCCCACTGTAATGTCTTTGAATACTTCGACCAGACAAACTCATTGCGTCCATCTTTGCTGTTCAGAATTGTCCAGCCGTTTCTTACAAAGCCATCCGGGAAACGCTCTCTGATTGCCTGCTTGACTACCGATTTCCAGTTTTCCTGCGGGACTCCTTTCAGAATATCCTCGTCGATCTGAATGTAAGTTTCTCCCACGGCATCTTTCTTGATTTCAAACCTTGTCCCTTCCGCCGCGCCCTTGTTCTCAAGGGCTGCGGCGTTTTCTTTTGCGGCGCGCAGGCTGTCCATAGCCCTCTCCGCATGGGCAAAGTATTCGTCCTGCAGCACCCGCTTTTCTGCCACCGCAAGGCGCTGTGCTTTCAGAGCGGCCTTGTTCTCCGGGTCTCTTGCCAGCACTTCCTTTGCGCGGCTCACGATGTCGCTCAAAAGCTCCTTCACCTTGGTCATCACCTTGTGGATGCTGCCTGCCTTGCCTGCGTTCTTTTCAGCCTGCCCGCGCTGGAACTCCACCCAGCGCTTAAAGCTCGCTTCATCGCTGAAGATGCCGCGCCATGCGTCCGCCACAAGTTCTTCTGCGGCTTCCTCGTAGCTCAGCCCCTGCTGTGCATAGTCGGAAAGCTTCCCCCGGATCATCTCGTCAATGCCTTCAAAGCCCTCGCTCTTTGCCAGAAATTCCAGTGCATGCTGCTGCAGTGCCTGCGCACCCTCTGCATCCAGTGAGTTGTACCAGTGGTAGTCCTCGTGCAAGATCGTACCAAACACATCCTCGGCCCGGTCGCTGAAGAAAATGCGCGCCGTCTCGGTGTCCACATAAGCCCTCACCCGGTCGCTGCCCTGCAGTACCGTTTTCAGCACCGCATCGGTGTTCGTGGCCTTCGCATTCAGCTCGATCAGCTGCGTGCCCGCCTCGTTTGCCGTGCGCATCGTTCCCTTATACAGCACCCGGCCGCTGCCGCTGGTGCTTTCCGCCGTCAGCCTTCCGCCAAGGCTTGCGCGCTGCATCTTTCCGGCTTCCAGTTCTCCGTGTCCCTGCAGCCATGCCAGCTGCAGCGCTTCCCGTCCGCCGTCCTGTGCCAGCACGTAATCGGTGTTCACAGCAAGGCCGCTCATGCCCTGCGCCAGCTCCATAGCCTTGTCAAAGGTGTGCACATCCTCCATCTGTCCCAGCCGGTACAGGCTGCTGGCCGCAGCCGCATACCGCCCGGCATCTCCAATTTCTGTCGGCATGTTCCTGCTG